TCACGGTGCCAAAGTCGCCATCAACGATGCCGAACTCGCCGAAGATGAAAAAAACGGCTGGACACGGTACAATCCTGACACGCCTGTCGAGGCGGCACCGAAAGCAGAAAAGCCTGTGCGCAACAAGCTGACTCGCAAAGTGACCGATCAACCTGTCGAACAGCCCAACGAAGTCCCCTCTTTTCTGACTTCGGCAAGCGACGAATCCGAAGGAAACTGAAATGGCTTATACCGCTGGCGACCAGATCAACCGAGCACTCAGGCTGCTTGGTATTCTTGCCGAAGGTGAAACGGCGTCAGCGGCAACAAGTCAAGACGCTCTGGTTGCAATGAACCAGATGATCGACTCGTGGAACACCGAGCGTCTGTCCGTGTTCTGCACTCAAGATCAAATCTTCTCGTGGCCCTCTGGTGAGATCAAGCGCACCCTTGGCCCAACTGGTGACTTTGTGGGCAACCGCCCCATCCAACTCGATGACGGCACCTACTACAAAGCCCCCAGCGGCGTGTCGTATGGCATCAAGTTCATTAACCAAGACCAATACAACGGCATCGCTGTCAAGACATCGACATCGACCTTTCCGCAGGTAATCTTTGTCAACAACACGTTCCCCAACGTGGAGATGTACGTGTACCCCCGACCCACGCAGGTTTTGGAGTGGCATTTTATCTCGGTGCAGGAGTTGACGCAGCCTGCGCTGCTCAATACCGAGTTGTTCTTCCCACCGGGCTACATGCGGGCCTTTGCCTACAACTTGGCAATGGAGATCGCACCCGAGTTTGGTGTGGAGCCTTCACCGCAGGTGCAGCGCATCGCCATGACGAGCAAGCGCAACCTGAAGCGCATCAACAACCCATACGATGTGATGAGCTTGCCCTACGCCGTGGTGGCAAACCGTCAGCGGTTCAACATCTACGCCGGTAACTTCTGATGAAGACGCCCATCCTCGGTTCATCCTACGTGGCCCGCAGTGTCAACGCTGCGGATGCCCGCATGGTCAACCTGTTCCCCGAGATCGTGCCCGAGGCTGGCAAGGAGCCTGCGTTCTTGAACCGCGCTCCCGGCCTGAACCTGCTCAACACAATCGGGTTTGGCCCGATCCGTGGCCTGTGGGCATTCTCGTCCAACGATGGGGTGGGCTTTGTGGTGTCGGGCAACCAGTTGTTTAAGATCGACAACGCCTACGCACCCACGCTGATCGGCACCGTGGCAGGCACTGGTCCTGTCAGCATGGCTGACAACGGTACCCAGTTGTTCATCGCAGCCAACGGCCCCAGCTACATCTACAACGCCAACACAAACGCATTTGGTCAGATCACTGACCCGGACTTTAAAGGCGCGGTGACTGTGGCCTACTTGGACGGCTACTTCGTGTTTAACGAGCCGAACAGTCAAAATATGTGGGTCACAGCTTTTCTGGACGGCACATCCATCGACCCGCTGGAGTTTCAGCCAACCGCAGCCTCCCCTGACGGCTTGGTAGCCGTAATCTCCAACTTCCGCGAGGTCTGGGCCTTTGGCACCAACTCGATTGAAGTCTGGTCTGACACCGCTGCGCTGGACTTCCCTCTTGAGCGCATCCCCGGTGCGTTCAACGAACTGGGCTGCGCTGCCCCCTACTCCATCGCCAAGATGGACAACGGTCTGTTCTGGCTTGGCCGTGACCGCCGTGGTCAGGGCATCGTCTACCGGGCCAACGGCTACGCTGGTCAACGCATCTCGACCCATGCTGTCGAGTGGCAGATTCAGCAGTACGCTGACATCACTGACGCCATCGCCTACACGTACCAGCAAGACGGCCACAGCTTTTATGTGCTCATCTTTCCCACGGCCAACACCACATGGGTATACGATGCCGCCACACAGGCATGGCACGAGAGGGCAGGGTTTGCCAATGGCGCGTTCACCCGCCACCGCAGCAACTGCCAGATGTCGTTCAACAACAAGGTCGTTGTGGGCGATTTCGAGAATGGCAACATCTACTCGTTCGACTTGGAAGACTACTCGGACAACGGGCAGATTCAAAAGTGGCTGCGCTCGTGGAGAGCACTACCCACTGGTCAGAACAACCTCAAGCGCACTGCACACCACAGCCTCCAGCTTGACTGCGAGTCAGGCACTGGCCTGAACCTTGGTCAAGGCAGCGACCCACAGGTCATGCTGCGCTGGTCCGACGATGGTGGGCACACATGGTCCAACGAGCACTGGATCAGCATCGGCAAGATCGGTGAGTACTATCGCCGCGCCATCTGGCGCAGACTGGGCATGACCCTGAAGCTGCGTGATCGCGTTTACGAGGTGTCAGGCACTGACCCCGTAAAGATCGTCATCATGGGCGCTGAACTGCTGCTGAGTCCGACGAATGCTTAACCCAATCATCACGCCTCCACGGGTGCCGCTGGTTGACCCTAACACGGGTCTGGTCAGCAGGGCGTGGTATTTGTTCTTCCTGTCGTTGAACAACGTGGCGAATGACGTTGTAAACGACCCAGTGGTTAGCCCCAGCGCCGAGTCGCTGATTGCCAGTTATGACGCACTGCTTCAGACGCTGGCGCAGGAATTGCAGACACAGCCGAGTCAAGGGAGTGCGCTTGACCAGATTGCTGAGTTGCAAAAGCAGATTCAGGCGCTTGAGGTGCAGCCAGCGGTTGACATTGCGGCCATCAATGCCGCAATCAACTCACTGTCGTCTGCGCCCGTCACCAAGACCGCCGATTTCACGGTGGCCGCTGGTGAAACATGGCTGATCAACAACAAATCTGGCTCAAGCTGTACCGTAACGCTGCCAACCCCCTCGACCAACACTGGCCGAGTGTTGAACTTTCAAAACTACCAAGACCAGACCCTTGTGTCAGCTTCGAGTAATGTGGTGCCGCTGGCCGGTGGGTCTGCGGGCACTGCGATCCTGCAAGCGGTTGCCGGTGCGAACGCCACCTTGGTTTCTGACGGCACAAGTTGGATAATGACGAAATACGACTCCAACAACTCGTTGGAATTGGAATAAGGAGAAACCCGAATGACAGTCATCGTCAAAAATCTGGTGCCATCAAAAGATGTGGCAAACACCCAGACAACCCAGTACACCGCCAACGGTGTGACCACGATCATCGACAAGTTCACGGCGACCAATTACAGCGCCAGTGCTGCCACGATCTCGGTCAACTTGGTCACTCTGGCTGGGTCTGCTGGCAACAGCAACCTGATCACCAAGACCAAGGCGCTTCAGCCGTCCGAGGTGTACACGTTTCCCGAGTTGGTCGGGCAGGTTTTGAACCCCGGCGACTTCATCAGTACAATCGCTGGAACCGCCAGCGCCATCAACATGCGCGTCAGCGGACGCGAGGTGACCTGATGATTGTTCGCAAAGCCACTGAAACAGACCTGCCGAAGTACATTGTGCTGGCAGAGTCGTTTCATATGGCGTCACCCATGCACGGTGTCATTGGGTTCGACGCAGCCGGGTATTCTCAGTTCTACCTGTCATCCTTGCAAAACGACAGTGTTGGCATATGGCTTGCTGAGATTGACGATGAGATTGTGGGCATCTGTGGTGCGCTGGTATATCCCATGTACTTTAACCCGTCTGCTCTTGTTGTGCAGGAGCTTTGGTGGTGGCTAACCCCGGCGTCCCGTGGTAGCGGTGCAGGCGGCAAAATGTTCAAGCAGATCGAGCAGTGGTCTAAAGAAAAAGACGCATCTGCATTGTTCATGATTGCTTTAGAAGACAGCCGGGCAAAAAAGATGGAAAATCTGTACATTCGCGCAGGCTTTAAGCCTATGGAGCGCACATTCATTAAAGAGGTTACGTCATGGCAATAGCAACCGGAACCGCGATTCTTGGGGCGGCTGCACTTGGAACACTAGCGTCACGAAGTGCAAGCAAAACTCAAGCATCGGCAGCGGGACAAGCTGCTGATCTTCAACGCGATCAATTTGAGCGTCAAGTCGAGTTGCAAGCCCCGTTTCGTGAAGCTGGCATTACCGCGCTCAACAAGCTGGTCCCGTTGGCAACTGACTACACTCCATTTGGAATGCAGCAATTCCAACAAGACCCCGGTTACGCTTTTCGGTTGTCCGAGGGGCAAAAGCAATTGGATCGGATGGCTGCAATTCGAGGTGGTCAAATATCAGGTAGTTCCTTGAAAGCCGCTGCGCGGTTTGGTCAAGACATGGGTTCGCAAGAGTACTCAAACGCATTCAACCGTTACCAGACCGAACGCAACGCCCGTCTAAACCCGTTGCAGTCTCTTGCTGGTGTCGGTCAAACATCTACCAATCAATTAGGCGCTGCGGGTCAATCAATGGCGTCCGGTGTTGGCGAGGCGTTGGGTGCCGGTGCCCAAGCCCGTGCTTCTGGTTACATGGGCATGGCAAACGCAATCGGTGGCGGCGTTGGTCAATACTTGAACTACGGCCAACAGCAGCAGCAAAACTCATTGTTGCAACAAGCATTGGGCGGTTCCACAGGGTATTCTCCAGCCGCTTCACCTGCATCTAGCGTGGGGTATCAAGATCCTTACGCCGGGTTTCGCTACGGCTCCAGCACATAAGGACCAATCATGGCACTTGTCAATCCCAACATCGCAATGAGTTTTCGTCAGCCTGAGTTTCAGGCTCCGAACGCTTTGGCTCAATACGCTCAGATTCAGCAAATCCAAGGCGGTCGTCAAGCACAAGAGTTGAATGCCCTGAAGATGCAAGAGGCTCAAGCGGCACTTGAGGAGCGCAACGCACTGCGCCAGTTGAACCCCTCAGCCGAAGACTATGAAAACCAACTGTTCAGGGTTAACCCTCAGTTGGGTATTCAATTTCGCAAAGAAGCGGCAACCACCGCAGCCCAACAAGCAGCGCGGAAAAAGTCTGAGTTTGATTTGAAGTCTGCACAACGCAAGTTTGGTGAAGACCTCAAGCGCGGTTTGTCGGCCAACCCCTCGGATGCAAACATTATTGCGTTTGGTGAAGATGCGGTGTTGCAGGGCTTGTACACGCCCGAGCAAGTCAAGGCTACGGTCAGTGAGTTGTTGGCGCTACCTGCTGCCGATCGAGTGCGGGTTCTTTCTCAAGCTGGCGCAAGTGCTGGCGAGTTGAAGCCGACAGTTAAGTCGGTTGACATAGGTGGCGCTGTTAACCTTGTGAACGTACCAGCTTTTGGCGGCGCACCTACAGTCATCGGCACTGCTGCTAAAACAATGGCCCCCGGCGAAGCCGAGCGCATTAAGAACGAGGGTTTGCGTATCGGCCTTGAGGGTCGCCGTGTTGCTGTGCTTGAGGAGAACAATCGCCGTGATGCCGACCCAGCGTTCCAGCAGCGCATGGGTGGTGCAAGAGCCGTTGGTGAAGCAATCGCCAAGGGTGATGTGGCCGCAATGCAGGCGTTGCCGAAGGTCATCGGTCGTGCCGAGGAGGGTATGCGCCTGATCGACGAGTTGATCGGCAAGCGCGATTCCAAAACCGGCCAACTGCTCAAGGGTGAGAAGACTCACCCCGGTTTCCAAAACGCCGTGGGTGCCACATGGCTCCCCGGTGCACGGTTCATTCCCGGCACCGATGCCGCTGGCTTCATGTCCCGCTTTGACCAGATCAAGGGTGCCTCGTTCCTTGAAGCCTTTGAATCGCTCAAGGGTGGTGGTGCCATCACGGAAAAAGAAGGCCAGAAGGGTACGGAAGCCATCAACCGGATGTCCACCTCGACCGACGAGAAGGAATTTATCCGCGCCGCGATGGACCTGCAAGACGTGATCCGCAAGGGTGTGACAAACGCTCAATCTCGCGCCTCTCGTGCGGGTGGCGGTGGTGCACCCGCCCCCGTTGCGCCAGCAGCAGGTGGTGTAATCGACTTTGGGAGCCTGAAATAATGGACGTTCGTTTACCCGATGGCACGATCATCAAAGGCGTACCCGATGGGATGAGCAAGGCCGATCTGACGGCCAAGCTGCAAGCCAACGGGTACGACATCGGCAAACTCACAACACCGGCAGCGCCAGCCGCGCCGGAACTGCCTGAGTCGCTGCGCCCCCGCACGGCTGCGTCCGAGGGTATGCCCGGTGCCCGTCAAGAACTGAGCACCGGTCAGCGCGTCTATCAGGCAGCGCGTCCCTTTGTCGCCCCGCTTCTCGAAGCTGGTGGTGCAATTGGTGGCGGTCTGCTGGGCACACCAATGGGTCCGGCTGGCATCGTAGGCGGTGCTGGTCTGGGTTACGGTATTGCCAAAGAAGGCTTGGAACTGGCCGATGTGGCGATGGGTATGAAAGCCCCTCGTCAGGGTGCTGCCCAAGTCGTTGAACCCGTGCGCAACGTGCTTGAAGGCGCAACCTTTGAAGCTGGTGGCCGTGTGGCTGGCCCGCTGATCGCCAAGGGTGTGGGCAAGCTGGCCGACCTGCGCCAGATTCCCAAGAACAAAGCTGCCGACATCGCCCGCAACGCCCTCGGCCCAGACTTGCCTGAAGTGCTCAACGCGCTCAAGGCAGGGCAGGGCAAAGGCATGAGTGCAGCGCAGGCCGCAGCCGACATCAACAGCCCAACATTCCAAGCCCTGATCGACCGAGCCACGGCCCGCGATCCGCGCTTCCTGTCGGCGCTGGAAAAGTCCCAAGGCGATGTGTCGCTGAACGCCCTGTCCAAGCTGGCCGGTGGCAAAACAGCCGCCGATGTCCGGGCCACCACAGAGGGTGCCAAGGAAGCTGCCCGCAGCATCACCAGCCCCATGCGTGAGAGCGCACTCACTCGTGCCAACCTCGGCAAAGAAGTCGCCCGTCTGGAAGGTCTGTCTGCCGACCTTGGTGAGCAAGCTGCTGCCAAGGTGCAGGAGGTTCGCCGCCTCATGGAATTGGGTGACATCGCCAACGCCAGTGCCCGCCTGAACCTGATCAAACGCGATCTGCCTGTCGGCCTGACCAAGTACACATACTCGGGCGAGTTGGCTGAAAAGGCATTTGGCGACTGGGCCAACAAGGCCGCTGAAGCATCCCTCGATCTTGGTCAAGGTGCTCGGTTTGCCGATCAGGCCGCTGGCGCTCTGCGCTCCGTGGGCATCAAGCCCCTCGAAGGTGAGCCACTGGTGCGCAGCCTCAAGACCGTGGCAAACAACCCTGAGTTCGCTGGCAACGATGTGCTGCTGGGTTCCTTGCGCAACGTCAGCGACGACATTGCCAAGTGGACCAGCAGTGGCGGTGTCATCGACGCCCGCGCCCTTGATGCCATTCGCAAGAACTCGGTTAATGCTGCGATCCAGCAGCTTCGCCCGGGCATGGACGCTACCAGCCAGCGCAACCTCGCAGCCGGTGTTTTGAGCCGTGTGAAGCCCGTGATCGACGATGCCATCGAGGCGGCAGGTGGCGCAGGCTACCGCGACTACCTCAAGCAACACGCGCAGATGTCCCAGAAGATTGCCGAGAAGCAGTTGACCGGTGAAGCCCTGCGTCTGTTCAAGACTGACAAGAACGCCTTTGTGCGCCTCGTGCAGAACGAGTCCCCAGAAGCCGTGGAGAAGATTCTCGGCCCGGGCAAGTACAACATCGCTGTCGAGTTGGCCGAGAACACACTGGCACCGCTGGAAAACGAGGCAGCAAAGGTCATCCGCAACGCCAACATCAAATCTCAAGTCGAGGGTGGTCAGGTGGCCCTGAAGGAACTGTTGCTCCAAAACATGAGCAAGTTCCGTCTGCCGTCCTACCTGAGTGCCGTGGCCGCGACGACCAACAAGGCGCTGAACATCTTGGAAACCAAAATCGGCACCAAGACAATGGCGACCCTGACCGAAGCCCTGAAGACACCCGAGGGTG